CCTTTTTCCACGCGCGAGTTGTTTTCCCCGTGGTGGGGGAATCCGTTCAAGTGGTTCAGTGTCCTGAAAATCCCGAAAAGTCCCTTAAACAAAGGACTTTCACACTACACGCCTTTACCGTAGCGAGAGAGAAAAACTACAGGAGAAATGCGTAATGGGTCCAGTCGAGTAGCAAAGCTACTCGTTTTCCCCCATTCCCTCCCCATGTATCAAAATACAATTAAGTGAATTATAACCTCTATCGCTATGCAAAAGAAAAAGAAAAGCCACAAGCCACAGACTCTTGCCGACAAAATCCGCAACCGCAAGAACTACCTTATAAAGGTGCTCGACGCACAAGGTCTCTATCAGAAGGAGATGGCAATGCAAGTGGAAATTGCCGCCCGTTTGTATGTCAAGATCCGTGAGTTGGAATCCACCATGTCGGAATACGGCTACAGTCCGATACTGCAATGGGAGTCGCGCGAGGGTGCCATCCGCAATGCCATCAATCCCGTAGAAGAACTTTATTCCGATTATCTCTCCCGCTATCAGCAAGCCCTGAAAGCTCTCGGAATGAACACCGACTCAAAGGAGCGCAAGGTGCCAAAGGATGACGGATTATCTAACTTCCTGAATAAATTCAACGAGTAATACCCACCCTACCCCACCTACCCCACCTACAAAACCTACCCCACCTACAAAACTTACAAAACAACAATGACAGAAACAGAAAAACAGCATTACCGCCAGCTCAAGGCAGATACCGCCGACTGGCTCCATCTTGCCGCCGCCTCCTTCGGCGCTGCATACCACGAAGTCCTCGCCGGCACCGACCCCCGTCTGGAGCAGTATGCCCGTGAAGTTGCCTACAACCCATCGCACCATAATCTCTATGAGCTCCTTGCACTGAAACGTTACCTGCAGTTCTCTGAGCGCTACGAATGGCGGGCAAAGAAGGTAAAGAACTTCTTTAAATTTTATGAATTGATACGTTTCAACGGTGCCACCGGCAGACAAAGGTATAAACTCACTCCTGTCCAGGCTTTCCAGTTTGCCAGCATCTTCGGATTTTACGACAAGGAGGGACGCCGACTCTGCCGAACGGCTTACATCTTCGTGCCGCGTAAATTCTCCAAGACCACCAGCGCTGCATCTCTCGCTGTCTATGATATGCTCTTCGGCGACAACAACGCACAGGCATACGTCGGTGCCAACAGCTATGAACAGGCAAAGGTCTGTTTTGACGAAATACGCCATATCATGCAGGATATTGACCCTACGGAACGGCATTTCCAGGTGAACCGAGAGAAAATCACGTTTAAAGACCGTATGCGCGACAGTATGGCACGCTGTCTGACGGCGAATGCCAAGACTCAGGACGGTCTCAACGCTTCGCTCGTCATAATGGATGAGTATGCACAGGCGCGCAACACGGCTGGAAAGAACGGCGCCGACCTGAAGAATGTCCTTACTTCCAGTATGGGTGCCCGCCGCGAACCGCTCACCGTGGTGATTACCACGGCTTCGGAAGTCCTCGACGGTCCGTTTTATCATGAGCTGGAAACGGTGAAAAAGATTTTGGAAGGGGATCTCAACAGCGACAGCATCTTTGCCTCGCTCTTCATGCCTGATGTTGACGATGCCGAAGATTCACCCGACACCTGGCACAAAGTGCAACCTCATTTGGGCATCACCGTGCAAAGCGACTACTATGAGAAGGAATGGCAAACGGCTCAACTGTCGGCCGAGAACATGATGACGTTCCGGACGAAGCTGCTCAACGTCTTCTGCGTGAATGAACAAAAGACATGGTTCACTCCTGAAAAGGCTAAGGAATTGATAACGGATTTTTCTGTCGATCACGTGCAGGGGCACCCGGCTTGCGCTGTTGCTTTCGACCTTTCTGTCCGCGACGATTTCTCTGCCGTGTCTTATACTCTCTATTCTTCTCGATCGAAGAAGTTTTACTGCCATTCTGATTATTACTTCCCAGATGGTTGTCTCTCTGGGCATCCCAACGAGCAGCTCTATCGCCAATGGGCTGCCGAAGGCCATCTCCTGCTGTGCCATGGAAACCGCATCGACGTGAAGATGGTTGCAAACGACATTCTCCGGAGGTCTTCTTTCCTCAACATTCTCCGTATCGGGTACGACCAGTATAAGAGTCAGGAATTGGTTAACATCCTTGCATCTGTGGGCAACAGCGGAGCTCTCACTCCATTCAGCCAGACTTACGGCTCATTCAACCTCCCGGTGGAAGCGTTCGAGATGCTTGCCTATGCCGACCCGCCAGGTATTGAACTAAACCGCAACCCTATCAATGTGTTCTGTCTTCAAAACTGTGTACTCGACGAGGATCGTCTGGAGAACAAAAAACCGATGAAGCTTTCCCACTATCGCAAAATCGACGGTACCATCACTATGCTCATGACTATAGGGCTGCTCTATTCTTACCAGAGGTAGACCCCTACAACCCACCCTAACCCTCCCAAAGGAAACCCACCCTAGCCCTCCCAAAGGGAGGGAATGGAATTACTCCATAGCCCCCTCCCTACAAAACCTACCCCACCTACCCCACCTACCCCACCTACCCCACCTACAACCCCCAATTATTAACAATAAAAACTTCAACATTATGAAAATTTCAATTAACGACAGCAACAATTTCCACGTTTTCGTTCCTGGCCAAGACTTCTGGATGGCTCGCCACGAACTGCAACTCCTGAAAAAAGAGATAGAGAGAGTTCTCTCCCTCACGGAAGGAAAGTAAAAAAAAAGAGACCTTGCAGCTCCATCAGCCACAAGGTCTCTCTTATTTTATAAATTCAATACATTAAGTTCTCTATTCCGTAACCACTTCTTCCTCTTCTTCGAAATTCTGGTTTTCTGTTGCTTCCTCACCGTCAATATCGTCAAAGCCGGTGTACTTGTCTGCCTCCCTGAACTGAGCCTCATTGAACAAGTCTGCCGAGCGGAACTTCTTGCCGAGGAACAGGTTCATACCTACACTCTTGATGTTGTTTGCCGTCAGCTCCTTTGCTGTCGATGCTCCCTGGCAGTGGATGCCGATACGGAAAATACCGAGGTCGTCGATACGCACTGCCTTGCCGTCGAGCAGAAGTTCTCTCAAGCAGGTCTCCATCTCGATGATCACGCCGCGGATAGTCGCCTCGCTGAACACACAGTGGTGCTTTGCCATGTGGTTGATAAACTCGTCGAACTCTACAAGCTCGCATACCGGACGCGCATACCATTTCTGATAGCTGCTCTCGTTGGTAGCATTCATGTTCTGATACTTCTTGTACTTAATCATAACTGTTTCCTTTCTTTTTTTTAAGATTTTGCGGCACTATTGCCGCCGCAAAGGTAAACATCCGCATGCCGCCGTTCTGCGGTTTCCGCCTATTGAGGGAGTTTGCCGCCCTTTTCCTCCAGTTCTTTCCTGTTATATCTGTAAAAAGAAAAGATTTCCGCCTTTTTCTCCGTACCTTTACAGCAGTGGAAGTCCCCCTCCCCTACAAAACCTACAAAACCTACCAAACCTACAAAACCTACAAAACCCACCACCCCCCCCACCATCAAACCTCATGAAAAAGAATAACCCTCCCTTCACAATCAGAGAATACGGCAGACAAGAGCTTGCTTGCCTGTATTGCCCCTCCCTCAAACCCGATTCCGCATGGAAGAAGCTGCGCCAGTGGATGGCTCTCTATCCCGGACTCGACGACCGTCTGCGCACTGCCGGATACAACGGCAACAAACGTTCCTTCACCCCGCTGCAGGTTTCCATAATAGTTGAAGCCATGGGTGAACCGTAACCCAAAAAAGTTTGTCAGTTCATTTTCACTCCTTCAATATGCGTATATTGGATCGCATAGTGTACACATTAAATACATTAAAATACATTATATCGGGATTGTAGGCGAATAATTCCGCTTATACTCTCTCTTACTCCTCTGCTTACTGCGATTTTTTTTCGTAACTTTACATCAAAATAACTCGCTGACTAATCCAGCATAACTCAAAAAACTCAACAATACCTATATGAGTAAATGGTGGAATAACATAAAGAATTTTCTCTCTCGCGACAGTCAAGATGTCGCTGCCTCTACCGCGCGCACCATTCCTCCGCGCAGCGGTAGAGGTGTTTTTATATGGGGCGAAACTGGAGACTCGCTTGCCGTTGCTACGGTGTTCCGCTGTGTTCGCATCCTCTCCGACTCCGTGGCAAGTCTACAGCTCCAGTATATGAAGCGTAGTGGCGACCGCTATATCGAAGACGAAACAAGTCCGCTCCATTATCTGCTTCACGTCCAGCCACAGCCGGAACGTTCCATCTTTGACTTCTGGGCTATGGCTGTCCGTCAGATTCTCGTCGAGGGGAATGCCTATATATATCCAAGACGTATAGGAGGGGAGATTACCGATCTCGTCCTCTGCTCTAACAATACTGTGTCTCATGACGTGGTTAACGCTACATATACTGTTTACGACCCGTATACCGGTGTCTATGGCACTTTTCCGGAAAAGGATATGATACATCTGTATATATATTCCTCCGACGGCATGCACGGCGAGAGTGTCCTCTCTTATGCCCGTCGCACGGTGGATATTGCCAGTGCCGGAGATATGGAGACACAAAACCGTTTTTCTAACGGTGGCACAGTGCGAGGCCTTGTCAGCAACGACAAGGGCGTAAAGGGCTTCGGAGAGTATCAGGATGAACAGCTGGAGACGGCAGCCACGGATATTGACGACTGTTTCCAAAGTGGCAAACGTATCGTGAGTCTTCCGGGAGAGGTGAATTTTAGCCAGCTTTCTCTCTCCAGCACCGATATGCAGTTCTTGGAGAGCCGAAAATTCACGGTTCGCGAGATTTGCCGTTTTTTCGGTGTCAACCCGTCGTATGTCTTTGATGACACAAGCAACAACTACAAGTCGGCTGAAATGGCGGGAGCAGCTTATCTTCAGATGACGCTCGACCCTATCCTCAAGCGTATCGAGGCTGAGTTTACCCGCAAGCTCATCCCCCGGGAGTTGTGTTGTCGGCAGATTTTCCGCTTCGACCGCAAGGGCGTGTTCTCTCTTGATCTGGAATCTCGTGCCGCTTATCAGAAGGCGACTATCGAGTGCGGTATCTACACCGTCAACGAATGGCGCCAGGCTGAGAATCAACCACAGGTGGAAGGCGGCGACAAGGTGTTTGTATCGGCAAACCTGAAAGGGATAATGGATAACCCAACACCCACCCTAACCCTCCCCAAGGGAGGGAATGAGATTACTCCATAGCCCTCCCCCCTACAACCCCTACAACCCCCTACAAAACCTACCCCACCTACAACACCTAAAAAACAACAATATGCAAAAAAGAACTATTTCAATCGTTTCCGGTCTCCATCTCCGCGAGGCTCCTGAGGGCGAAGAAAGTCGTACTATCGAGGGTTATGCCCTGAAGTTCGGCGTTCGCTCCAGATTGCTCTGCGACTGGTGGGATGACTATTATGAAATTCTGGAACCCGGCTGCCTTACCGCCGACACTCTCGCCCGGCAGGACATCAAGCTCACCATGTTCCACGACCGCCAGATTATCCTCGCCCGCAGCAACCAGGGCAAAGGTACCCTCTCGTACGAAATTGACTCTACCGGAGTGAAGTTCTGGGCTGAGATGCCTCACACTGCCGACGGCGACAAGGCTCTCGAACTTGTAAGGCGCGGCGACATCGACGGCTGCTCTTTTATGTACTCTACCGACGAGAGCGACAGCGAGAACGCCGTCAGCTACGAGAAAATCAAGGAGGGAGATACCGAGGTACTCCTCCGCCACGTCAAGCGCATCGACAACGTATACGATTTCACCCTCACTCCAGATCCTGCCTATGAGCAGACGGAGGTAACACGTCGCGAAGTCGAGAGCCACGGTATCAGCTTTGCCAAACCGGAGAAAAAACCAGACCTGGAGAAAAAGGCTGCAATACTGCGCGAAGCAAGGAAGAGGACCAGGAATTAGGAAAGAGGAATCAGGAATTAGGAAAGAGGAATCAGGAATTATATCCTTCCTCACCCCTACAAAACCTACAAAACCTACAAAACCTACACCACCTACAAAACCTACACCACCTACAAAACCTACCCCACCCTACAAAACTTTAAAATTATGCAAAAAACAGTTTTCAATTTCCGTTCTGCCTACGAGCGCATCGACGCTATCAAGGCACGCCTTACCGAGATGGCGGAGAATCTCGAAAGTGACCAGAAGCGCGAGGATTTTACCGATGCGGAAAAGGGAGAGCAGAAACAGCTCTACCGCGAACTCGACATCCTCGAAATGAAGATCAAGGCAAACACCCCTACCATTGCGGTTATGCGCCACGAGGATATCGCCGACGCTACACGCAAGATGCGCGAGTGTATCGCCGAGGGAAAACGCTTCGAACTGAAAATCAGCCGTGCCGTCGCCTCGGACTTCGGAGGAAACGCTTCCGGCTATGCCGACCCGGCTACAAGCACTAACACCGCTCCCGTTACTATCGGCGATATCGTGGAACCGCTCTACAGCCGTACTATCCTCTCGGCTATCGGCTCTCCATTGCTTACCGGACTGAAGGGCAACTACACATGGCCTGTTGTCGAGACCTTCGAGGCTACTGTCAACGACGAGGGCGTTGCCCTTGGCGACACGAAGATTCCTATGAACAAGCTTATCGCCAAACCGGAGCGTATCGGCGTGGCTGTTCCTATCACCCGTGAGGCTCTCAACGAGACCGACGATCTGCTGATGACGGTCTGCACCCAGTACATCCCTGTGGCTGCTGCCGCTTTGATGAACAAAATCATGTTCTCCAAGACCAAGGTTTCCAATGCAACCAACCTTGTAGGACCGTTCGTCAACCTGAAGGCTGCGCAGAAAGCTGAGTACACCGGAGACGCTCCTACTATGACTGACCTCCTGAAGCTGAAGGGCACTGTCCTCGCCAGCAACGTTATGCCGGAGGGTCTCTGCTATGTTATGACCGAGACAACCAAGGCTCTGCTCGAGGGTACTCCAAAGTGGAACGGCGCCAACCAGGCCATCGTCGACGAGAACGGCAAGATCAGCGGCGTACCGGTGTTCTGCTCTTCCTATGTCGCTGAGGGCGACGTTCTCTTCGGAGCGTTCAAGTATGCCCCACAGGGATTGTTCGGAGAGATGTCTGTTATCATCGATCCTTACACTCTCGCCCGCAAGAACAGCATCGACTTTGTTCTCAACCTCGACTACGCCATCACCGTTCTCCGTGATCAGGCGTTTGCAATGTTGAGCAAGAAGGTCGGAGGATAAAGAAAAAGAATCCCTATAGCCCCTCCCCAACCATCCCAAGGGGAGGGGAACGGGGATTGATCCACAGTTCTCGCCCCCTACTCCCCCTACAACACCTACCCCACTTACAACACCTACCCCACTTACAACACCTACCAATATGAGCACAATATCCCTCGATACTTTCAAGAAGCACATTCGTGCCGACGACATCTGCACCGACGACGAGAAGCTCCAGCTCCGTCTCGATGCCGCCGAAGCCTACGTGGTAAACTCCACCAACCGCTCTCTCGACGAACTTCTCGAAATGGGCGACGGTGCCCTCCCTCTCCCGGTAGTCCAGGCGGTGCTCATGGCTGCCGCCTCTTTCGATGAGAACACTCAGGCAGTATCTTCCCAGCAGCTCCACGAGAACCCGATGTTTCCGGCTCTGCTCAAGCAGTACAGGAAGTTGGCAAGGAGTTAAAAGTCCCCTACAATCCCTACAAAACCTACCCCACCTACAAAACCTACCCCACCTACAAAACAAAAAACAAGAAACAATGGAATCAGGATGGATGCGTGATTATCTCGACATTATGGAGCCTGTAAGAACTACAAACTCCTTTGGTGAAGAAAAAGTGGAATACTCCCCTGCAAGGAGAATCCACGCTTATATGCTTGCTCAACGCGGCAATCGTTCGGAGGAAGTTCAGGAACACTTCCCCAACTATACCGCCCAGTTCGTCATTCGTTCTGAGCACCGTATCGCCGACAACTGGCGTGTACGTCATTATGGAGGTTATCTCTATACGGTAACGAATATCGTACCCTACGGACACGACCGCGCCTATAAAACCTTACAGTGTGAAAGGGTAAACGAATAGAATTAGGAATTAGGAATTAGGAATTAGGAAAGAGGAATTAGGAAAGAGGAATTAGGAATTATTACTCCATAGCTTCCCCTACAAAACCTACAAAACCTACAACACCTACCCCACCTACAACCCCTCCCCCACCTACAAAACCTACAAAACAAAAGATCATGGACACTCCCCTTACCAACCTCCTTCGCGAGATGACTCCCCGTCAGATCCGCAACTCCCTCAAGCGTGCCTATCGCGCCGAGGCGAAGAAGGTGAAAGCTATTGCCGAGAGAAAGCTCGACAGCAGTGGTCTTCATGTTATGGGTAGCAAAAGCGACCTCCATAAAGGTATACGCACCCGCATCTATTCCCGTGGCGGTGGCTTTATGCTCACCGTAAAGCCCGGCAAGGGTAATGTAAAGAGCATGCACAAGAACCGGCGTGGGTTTCTGAAACCTGTTCTCTTGTGGGCTGAGGAAGGAACCGTGGGACGTTTCACCCGCAACGGTATGCGTCGCGGACACATCACCGGCTCCATGCCCTCCTACGGTTTCATGGCTGCCGCCGAAGACGAAATGCTCCAGACTGCCGAAAACGACCTCTTTTCTGAGGTTGAGATCGCCGTTGAAAAAGTAGCAAGAAAAGCAGGAATAATTTAAGGAATTAGGAATTAGGAAAGAGGAATTAGGAATTATCCCCTACCCCACCTACAAAACCTACCCCACCTACAAAACCTACTCCACCTACAACACCTACCCCACCTAAAAGAAAACAACATGCAAAAAACATCAATTTCCATCGGCGAGGCCATCAACGACCTCCTATCTTCCGACAAGACACTTGTCTCTGCCGTAACAAAGATCTTCCCAATCATAACCGACAAAGCTGATCTCCCTTATGTAGCATATCGCCGTGTTAAAACGGAACAGATAAGTGTAAAGGGCTACCGAACGGGCAGTGAGATGGTAACGGTTCAGGTGAACAGCTATGCCGCATCTTACGAAAAAAGTATCACTATCGCAGAAATGGTTCGCCAGATTCTCGACGGTGTACAATACGACAAGAACGGTATCTTTATTCGCAGTTCCGTCTTGTCAAGTTCTGAGGAAACATGGGAAAACGATGCCTTCGTCCAGAAACTCATCTTTGAATTTAAAGTTTAAGGAATTAGAAATTAGGAATTAGGAAAGAGGAATTGTATCCTTCCTCCCCCCCCCTACAAAACCTACAAAACCTACAAAACCTACAAAACCTTTAATAAAACCATCAACCCTAAAAAATAACCATTATGAGCAACAACAATTATGTAAACGGCAGCGACCTGCTGCTTAAAGTTGGCGACAAATGTGTCGGCCACTGCACCACCCACACCCTAACCTTCGGCAGCGAGACAAAGGAGCATGCCGTGAAACCGATTGCCTCTAAGAAGAAGAGCGCCGGACTGTGGAAGGGACAGAGTGTTACTTCCCTCTCTATCGAGATTAAGGCTGAGGGTCTTATCTTCACCGGCGAGACCGAAAACGGTTTCTCTCAGATTTCCCCACTGTGGGGAGCTGGCGACAGTATTGCCGTTGAGGCTTTCGAGCGTGAAGGCGACTCCACCCCTTATGTTAAGGGAAATTTCGTTATCGACTCCCTGGAACAGTCGGCTCCGGCTCAGGACGATGCCACTTACAGCATCTCACTGAAGAACGACGGCGAACCGGAAATTTATCCGGGAAAGCCAACCGCTGAGGAATAACTTTTATTAATTTCCACCGAGTTCTCCGAGTTCTCCGAAAGCTCTCAGTTCTCCCAGTTCTCCCAAAACTCCCAGTTCTCCGAAAAAACTCCGGAAAACTCCCAGTTCTCCCAGAACTCCCAGAACTCCCATTTAAAAAGAAAAGAATCATGTCAAAATCAATCACTATCAACATCAACAACAAAGAATACCCCTGCCGTCAGACCCTCGGAGCCATGCTTCGCTTTAAGCGCGAGACCGGCAAGGAGGTTACCGAAATGGATGCCGGAAGCATCACCGACACTCTCACCTTTCTCTACTGTTGTATAAAATCTGAGTGCAAGAACGAGAATATCGAGTTCAATATGTCGCTCGACGACTTCGCCGACGCTCTCTCTCCTGAGGATCTTGAAGAGTGGAATAAGGCTAACGCACCTGAAGATGACGCTGATGACACGGAAGGCGACGGCGAAAAAAAAAGCTGACGGTATGCCAGCTTATGGGATATGCTGTTGGAGTTGTCGGGATGAGGCTCGACGATTTCTGTCGCCTCTCGCCGGAGGAGTTTTCGTCAGTGTCCGAAGCCTTTTCCCATAATCAGGAACAACACGTTGAGGACTCCTGGGAGCGCATGCGTCTGCTTGCCGCTATCACCATTCAGCCCCACTGCAAAAACCGCATCCGTAAGGAACAGCTCGTCCCCCTGCCGTGGGATAAGAAGAATAAAGATAACCAGTTCTCTCAGCTCTCTCAGTCCTCCCAGCTCTCTCATCTCTCCTACCACGGCGACAACCTCACTATAGAGCAGCGTCTTGCAAGGGCTAAGAAGAGAATGGAGATGGAAAAAGGAAAGGAGATTTAGGCATTACCCCTACTTCCCTCCCTACTACACCTACCCCACCTACAAAACTTACAAAACCTACAAAACAATATGAAAGTACTCGACCTTTTCGGCAACGAGACCGAAGTAAGAGAAAGGACTCGCGCAAGGCAGAAGAGGCAAGGCGCAAAGCAGAAGAGGCAAGGGTTACAGTATGGGAATTGTCGGAAGCGGAACACATGGCGATAGAAAGGTTGGTGAACAGAAACAGAGCCTTGTGACGCTTATTCCTGCCATGAACAATCTTTACAGCGCACCATAATACCAGGGACAGGAATCATTGTCATCTGACGATGCAATTTTCAACATCTGGTATCTGCCGCAAACAAAGCAGGATATGCAAGAAATGACAATAAAGGCAAAGATGCTGTTTACGCTAAAATTGCTCATAGAATAAAATAAGTCTATGAGCCATAAACAAGTGAAGAATCTATTGGCAGGTTTAATTTCCTCAAAAGCCTTTTTCTTCTCCTCTTTTGTCATGTCATCTATCGGTTTCATAAGCTGTATTATTTAATGCACTGCAAATATACTAAAATAAAGCTTTAATAAACAAATAAATCATAACAAAAATGTCGAAAGATGTAAAGTTTAACATAAAAATCAATATTGACGGTAAGGAAGGAATAGGAATCGTTACTACGGATGTAAAAAAACTTCGTCAGTCTTTCGACGAGGCAAAGAGTTCGTCTGGGCAACTTCGCGACAAACTTATTACATTCAACCAAGTTATCGGAATTGTTCAGAACATGTCCTCTGCCGTCAACAATCTCCGCGATGTCATGGCTGGTCTTGCCTCCAGCTATAACGCCGTACAGCAGTCTAACACCCTTCTGACCACGGTTATGCGTCAGCGCATGGATGCCACCGACCAGGATATTAAGAAGGTGAACGAGGTTATCAGTGCTCAGTCGCAGCTCGGCGTTGTCAGCGGGACAGTGCAACGCATGGGAGCACAGCAGATTGCAACTTTTCTGAACGAGAAGACTACGCTCAACACTCTTATCCCGGCTATGAACAACCTCATAGCCCAACAGAAAGGAGTGAACAACACTCAGGAGGATGCCCGGAATATCGGAAACTTGTTGGGAAAGGCGATGCAGGGCCAGACTTCCGCCCTGCGGCGTGTCGGCATAACCTTTACCGAATCTCAGGAAAAGGTAATGAAATTCGGTACGGAACAGCAACGTGCAGCCATGCTTGCTGAAATAATCACCGACAACGTGGGCAACATGAATGCCCAGTTGGGGAAGACAGATGCAGGACAATTGAAGCATGTCGAGATGCGTTTTGCTGCAATTAAACTGCAAGTAGGCGAGCTCGCGCAAAAGTATCTGCCGCAAATCACACTCACAGCTCAGGCTCTTTCTATTGTTACGTCGCTTATCACGGTAAGTAACAGCATGAGGGGAGTGATTGCCGTCATTACACAATTGAATATTGCTCAAAAGTTGACTACAGCCAGTACATGGCTATGGAGCACTTCGGGCATTGCTGCCGACAGTATTCTGAAATCTCTCGGAGTGAGCACTTCAATGGCAACGGCTGGTGTGTATTCACTGAGAACTGCCGTACAGAGTCTTATATGCGCTTCGGTTATCGGTACTGTCCTTGTCGGTCTGAATATGATCATTACCGAAATGATTTCCTCTACTGATTCCGCCGCCTCCAGTACCAAACAACTCTCTGAAGCTGAGCAGCAGGCTGCCGCCGCCCACAAACAACAGCAACAGCAGATTGCCGGCGTAGTGGCTGCCCTGAACACCGACATCGCCACGCTCCGCAACTTTAAGGGTTCGAAGAAGGAGGAGAAGAAGGTTGTAGACGACATGAACCAGAAATACGGCGAGAGTATGGGCTATTACAGTTCCGTCTCCCAGTGGTACACGGCTCTTGTCGGCAACTCCAAGGCTTACTGCAACCAGATGATAAACGAGATTAAAATACGTGATCTCGCCAACAAGGCGGCTACTGCCGAACAGGAAGCAAACGACATTGTACGCGACAAAAACGGAAAGGCAAGGAAATTCAGCAAGGAGAAGCCGTTAGAATGGCATTATGATCAATATGGGCGAAAGACATACGCAACCGCTGCCGGAAAATCCGATGTTGAAAAAGCTCAGGAACGATACAACTCCAAAATGTCTGAGTCTAAAAATTACCGTTCTCAGATGGAGTCTCTCGTCAAGCAAAACTCCAATACCACCTACAACAAATACAGCGGTTACTCCCCTACAACACCTACCACCCCTACCACCCCTACAACACCTACAACCCCTACCTCCCCTACCAAACCTACCAAATCTACCCCCTCTACCCAATCCTCCCCCAAAGAGGACACCACCCTCCAGGGTCAAATCAACGCCCTCCAACAGGAAATCAACGCCACCAAGGACGCGGGGCTCAAGGAGGTTCTCCAGTCTCTCCTCGACATGCTCGCCCGTGAGCGCACAAAGATACAACAGACTGCTGCAAGTGCCGCCGCCAATGCCGGCACACAAGGTAAAGCAACCTCCATACAGCAGTCTGTCGTGTCTTCATCTCTCGATATGGGGAAAATTAAGGGTGTCGACACTTCCAATATCAAGGTGAACGTAAAGGTCAAGGGCACCGAAGAACTGGAGCGCATGCAGCAGGCTATCGCCTCGCTCTCCAATATCGACCTCCAGAGTTTCAGCGGCGTGCAGCAGGCTCTGCAAAGTATTGCAAGCATCTCCAATCCTACCGCCCAGGGCTTTGCCGCTGCCGGGGCGGCTTGCTCGGCTCTCGGCGGTGCCCTGCAACAGCTCGGCGAGGATTCCGCCACAGCCAAGGCGGGTATGGTTATCGCCGCTATCGGACAGCTCGTTCTCTCGTTTTCACAGGCTATGGTGTCGGCGGCTCAAGCTGGATGGATAGCATGGCTCGCCTTCGGTATTGCCGGCACGGCACAGCTCATCAGCCTTATTGCCACAATCAGCGGATTCACCACCGGCGGTGTGGTTGCCGGCTCTCAGGAGCGGGGCGACAAGTTGATGGTGGGTGTGAACAGCGGTGAGATGATTCTCAACAAGGCGCAGCAGCGCCGCCTCTTCGACATCGCCAACGGCAACGTCTCCACCCCACGTGTGGACACGTCGCCCGGACGTCTCGACTACTCCGCCATCTCTTCCGTGGCGATGATGGCTGCCGCCTCGGCTCAGCCGCAGGTGGTGGAGTTCCGTATCAAGGGTAACAGTCTGTATGGAGTGATGCAGAACCACAGGAGAATATCGGGGAAAAGTTATAGGATATGATAAACCCACCCTGACCCTCCCAAAGGGAGGGAATGAGATTACTCCATAGCTCCCCCCCCCTACAACACCTACAAAACCTACCCCACCTACAAAACCTACAAAACCTACAAAATATGATTTACCAAGCCTCTTTCATCAACCGCAAGGGCGACACCATTTCTCTCGCCATCTCGATACCTTCCCTCCCTGAAGGCACCGCCCGTCTCGACGACGGCTCTGCCGGAGTATATCTTGCCGCCGACGACGCCATTACGATAGAGGGTAGTGCGAGTGACACGTTCGCCCATATACTTTCTTCTACTGCCGCCGTCAATATAGTAACCGTTGACGCTCTGACGGATTTCTTCCGATCCTCGGTGTTCGACGCGCCCGTCTCCATATCGTGCAACGACACGTGTGTCTTTGCCGGCTATCTCTCGCCGCAGAGCTACGACCAGGACTATATCGACCCTCTCGACGACTTCCAGCTTAACTGTGTCGATGCTCTCTCTGCCTTGCAGTATGCCAAATACAGGAATGTTGGTGCCGGGGGCGTGGACTTCGCAAAGGTGAAGCTTAATGCCGAGCAACTGTCTTTCCTTGACATTATTAGGGAACTGCTCCAGACTGTCAGCGGTGCCGTCGGATCTTCGCCGCGTCTCTTCTACGACGGTAGCAAGGCTATCGACGCTACGGAGGCTAACAGATACTCCATTTTCTCGCAGGTCTCCGTGAACGAGCTGCTCTTTTTGGGTGATGAGGAGGATGACGTCTGGACTCAGGATAAGGTGCTGGAGGAGATTATGCGCTATCTCGACTTGCATATCACGCAGAGGGGAAAGGACTTTTATGTCTTCGACTGGCAGACGGTGCGCTCAGCTCAGTCGGTGGAATGGCACGACGTTCTCGGCTCTGACATCATTACGGAGAATCTCTCTACTGAAACTCTTACGGTACAGAACGTGGAGGATACTTCCACTCAAATCAGCATCGGCGAGTGCTACAACAAGCTTATTCTTACCTGTGATCTTCAGGAGATGGAGAATATCATAGAGTCGCCGCTCGACAGTGATTCTCTTTCCGACGGATTCCCGGGGGGAAGACAGCACTATATGACGGAATACAGTGCCGAAGGCGAGGGTACAAGTGCATTCTTCGATTTCAAGAAGATGGTGAAGGAGGGAGCGAGCGACTGGAGCGGTTCTACGATTACCGAATGGTTCATTAAGGTGATGAAGGCTACCAACTGGAAGTTCTATTCCATGCGCTCCGACATTTACTCCCGTTTTCTTACCCGCCACAACCAGCAGTTCTTGCCAAACTATCTTTCCGACAATATCGGAGCGGCGGTGCTTTCTCTCGGCAAGATTGAGAAGACGAATGCTAAGCAGGACGATTCTCTCGTGAACAGTATCAGCATGGAGCAGCAGCTTGTTATCTCTACCGGCTCTTTCTGTCGCGAATCGCAACTTTCCGACGAGGAGTTTCTTGACGCTATGGGAACGATGATAAAGAACAACGCCCCGTTGGCTGAATACACGGGAAATATTGCCGGTGGTGTATTCTCGCCTTCTGATGATGCGGTTACTAATTATATCTGCATCGACGGAAAGATGATTCTTAACCCCCACATGTCGATGACGGCAAAGTACAGTCTGCTTTACGATCACGACTGGAGAATTCCGGGCGCCCCTGGCGGCAGCGGTCTTACTCCTGACAGTGAGGGAAAGATTGACCCGTGGCACAAAACGGTATATAGCAGCAAGAACGGCGACGGAAAAAGATACTACACCCGTAAGTTTTTCCGTGCCGACACTCCACGCTCTGATGAGGCTTACGACCCGAAGGCGGTATATAGCGATTCCCTGCAGGGCGAAGTCGAGAGCTACGGCTTTTGCCCATTCACCGAAAAGGGGGAGAAGTCTCTGAAGTTCAACTACAGTGCCGTGGGCGACAGCTCCGACAAGATTTCCAAGGTGGGTGTGCTCTGCTGTATGCTCATTATCGGTAACAAGTGTGTGGTGGAGAAGACTCCTGATAATGATCTCGGCACTGGCGTTCCTTACACGGGAAAGGGCTATCCGGAGGATTTCGTGTGGATGCCATACAAGGAGCTTGCCGACTGCAAGGATGAGGATGAATACTACCAGCAGTCGTTTTCTATAGGTTTTAACCCTAAGATCGGGGATTGCCTCGTGGGTGCAAAATACGACATGCAGCTTAACCACTCTTACCTGCTCGGCATCGACGACGACGGCATCGCTATTCCTATCAAAAAGGGTGATAAGGTGAGCGGACAGGTTCGCTTTTCTATCCTCGGACCTTATAATATGGTATGGAATGATGTTGTCCGTCGCCATCCTACTATGTTCCGCCATACGAAATGGACGGAAAACTCGGTGGCTGTGCTCCGCAAGGTGGCAAGCATCGTCATTACCGACCTCTCCATTACGGTATGCTCCGACAGCGGTCTTACTTATACCGACGGCAATAAGGATCTCGTCTATATGAGTGATACGGATGAGGCTTTCGTCAACAAGAAGGACGACATCGACTTCAAGATCACTTCGGCACTTACTTCGGCTGAGGCTGCCGCCTTAGGTGTCAAGAACGCCATGAGCATTTCCACGCCGCTCGACATTGCCGACGGCTCCGGTCTTCTCTCTATATACGACCACTACCGCAACGATCGCGCCAAGCCTGAACAGCTTTACGTGGATTCCTATTACACGGAGTATCACCTGCCGCGCGTCATTCTCAAGCAGAACGTGTGCGACCCCGGCTGCAAGGTTTCTCCCTTCTCCCGTTTCCGCCATGAGGCTCTCGGCAAGGATTTCTATCCTTATGTCCTCAGCAGAAATCTGATGGACGGCAGTACAGAACTTGAAATGAAGGAATGCTTTTAGGAATTAGGAATTAGGAAAGAGGAATTAGGAATTAGGAATTAGGAAAGAGGAATTAGGAATTATTACTCCATAGCTTCCCCTACAAAACCTACAAAACCTACAAAACCTCCCAAACCTCCCAAACCTACAAAACCTACAACACCTCCCCCACCTACAAAACCTACAAAACAATGATTAAAATTAAACTCTTCTCAAAACCAAAGGGAACCGCCTCTACCTCCAGAGGTTCCGTGATTACCTCTTCCGGAGTTGTCAACGTCTCCGGCACTGAGGCTAACCACGCCGCCACTGCCGACCGCGCCACCAAGGCGGACTATGCCGACAAGGCGGGCAGTGCCGCCACTGCCGACTATGCTTCAAATGCGGCTTATGCGGCTCATTCCGGTCTGGCTGACACTGCCATGCAGCTCGACCAGAACTCTCCCGTTTTTGACACTTTCCTTAGAAAGGATAAAAACGACACGTCTGACGTTGACTATATTTTCGGCGGCAACGTCTCTTTTAAGAAAATAGTTTCCATATTGAAGGGACTTGCCATCGGGAAAAACTGTTCTGTTGATGAGGCTGGCGATGCCGTCCTGCGCGATATTTCTGCCCGTGAACTCTCTTCCTCCGACTACGACTATGCCGCTCAGTCGGGCTACGGCATGAAGCGGCGCGAGGACGGAAAGTTCAAGCTCTCGCTGACTGACCTTGAAGTATGGGGAAAGGCAGTGTTCCATGAGCTGGAGATTAGAAAGCTTTCCTATGTCGGCGGTAACTTCATCTTCTCGCCTGCCGGGAGCACACTGATGCACGTCGAGGAGATTAAGACATCGGTTCTACAGGGACAGGCTTCAATCATAACAGGCTACAAGTGCTATTTCCTTGCCGATGACGGAACTACGGCAACGGAGAATATGTGGAAGGTGGGCGACCTTGCCTTCTCTCAGTCTTTCGGCATTAAGGAGGGCGTGTATGAGAACGTGGGCAACAGGAGGTACTGGCGCAAGGTTACTGCCGTGTCTTCGGAGAGCGAGCAGATTACGGATGCTGACGGCAATATCCTCTATGACGGACGGAAGTTCGGTTGGATTACTCTTTCTAACACTATGGCAGGAACGAGCTACGACAAGAATAGCGATGCTCCTCGGGCTGGCGATGCCGTGTGCTGTTTGGGTAATGTTTCTGATGAGGAACGTCAGAACGCTATCGAGATTCAGACCGTGGGCGACCTTGCTCCTGCCATCATCCAGTATGGAGGTATCAAGACATTCTCGCTGACTAATTGCGTCAAGACACAGATTAGTCCTAAGGGGAATAAGTTCATAGGCGATTTTTCCACAACGACAGGTACTGACATCGGCGGTGCCATTACCGACATCAACAGCAACTTGTCTGACACAAACGGCAGAATAACCAATCTCAACGACTATACTACCAATGCAGTCAAGAAGATTGAGGGAGAGATTACGGATGTAAAGAAGACCGCCGAAGATGCGGAAAGCGATGCGCAGGATGCCCTCGAGGGTGTTACGCAGGTAAAAGGCAGTGTTACAACACTACAGACTGACGTGAATGGCATCACGGGAACGGTAGCGAAACTATCTGAAAAGGTTGACGAGAACGGCAACCAAATCGAAGCACTTGAAACAAGCGTGAGCGAGATTAAGCAGACCGCCGACAGCATCTCCATGAAGGTAGACCAGCAGTCTGTCCGTGGGCGCAACCTTATCCCTCGTTCCTATTTCTTCAACACTTCACGCATCTACGGAATAGGACAGAGGAAGTTCACGCTCGAAGCAGGGAAATACTACTCTCTTTCTGTCAACGGACATATCGACGCTGCACTGAAGAACGGCGGCGGTGTACTGCGTGCCTTCATCTTCAATTCTGCATGGACGTTCCAAAAGTATCTCGACATCGACAGCACTACGGACATTACCGCAACGTTGGAGGGTAACAGCAGCTTTACCGTCGAATCCACTGGCGAGTATTACTTCCAGGCTTATCCGTTCCACCCTACGGGTAAATTCAAGGACACGAAGCCGCAGGAGGACGGACTGATTACTCTCAATTGGGCGCAGCTCGAAGAGGGCAGTGTCTGCTCCCCGTGGTCTTTGCACGAGAGCGACCCTGCCATTAGCGGCAATTTCCTGCCTACCTTGTCTGACGACAAATGGTCGAGGGTAGGCGATATTCAGGAGGGTGCGCTCGACACAGGCTTCCGCAAGCTGCAAGCCCTGCACTACAAGAACACTTCCTCATCTGAGGTTGACGTACTCTATATGAACAACGTCTTTGCTCCCGACAGCGGCGAGGTATATACTTTGTCGTTCTGGGTAAAGGGTAGCGGAACTTTCAAGAGCTTTCTCTATCCCGAAGCATGCGAGCGTGTGGCGGACAACTTCGGACAGGTGGGAACGCAAGAGGACGGCTACCTTCCTCATACCCTCACGTCTGATTGGCAACGCATCCGCATAGCCTATTGCACCAAGCAGCTCTTCGGCAACTACTTCTATAATGCCGGGTTCAACGCTGCATCGGGCTACACTTCAAACTGGGACGTTACAGGGAGTACTCGACATATCGCTTCTGCTGCTGACGGATGGGGCGGACAATATATCTCCAAGTCTTCGGGCGCAAGCTACTGCGAGATTTCACAAGCCGTGGGAGCGTCCCTGTGGGCTTCGTGGTGGACTGTTACCTTCAAGTCGAAAAACCCTTCTGCCATGCGCATCTATCTTTCGGGAATATATCTCGACACGATAGACAACAGTGGAATGACGGTATGTGTGGACGGAGTGGACCAGTCCGTGAAGTCTGATAGCGGTGTCCTTTATGTTGAGGTTGACGCATCCGCTACTGCTTACACGGAGCACTCTATCACCTTTAAAGCAAGTTCTGCGTTGTCTTCGGCTCGCATCTACTTCCGCACCTACGGCAGTTACTTCTATATCGCTAAGCCGATGCTCACCCCTGCTCCGCAAAAGAGCGGTTTCTCCACTCGTGAACAGGGTACAGTGCGCTGCATCCTCCCCTGTCGCCTTGAAGCCGGCAGTGAGGTATGGATTGGCGGTGTGAAGTTGGAACAGGGCGGACGTATGACCGACTACACGGAGGACGGTGTATCGGTTGACGAGCTGCTTGCTACGGGAATTGATATTACAAGAGGAACAGTGCTGATAACAGCCAACAAGTTTCAGGTAAGGAACAACAAGGGTGAAGATACGTTCAGCGTAGACGAGAGTGGACGTGTGTACATGAAGAACGTCAACTTCGGAGGAATGATTAACAAGCAGGCGGTGGATGTTACAACCGCTAATCTCGCAGCACTCTTTAACCTGACGCAAGACAGTTTTTCCTATCAATGGCTCGGAGTGCCGAATGTGGAATACATGTTTGGAATATACTATTTCAATGAGGCTTTGGGGAAAACCGTCAACGACTATCCCCTCAGCCTTTCCATGCCGTCAGCATACGTTGACCCGAACGGCTACGCATGCGGCGATGTCTACGACAGCAACGGCAAGCTTGACCTTTCTCTGCTGAAGAAGGTGCGCTCACTCGTCGGCAACACGGTACTGATATACAACGACAGCACGGAAGATGTTGCGGTTACAGGAATGAGTAGCTACTTCGAAGATGTATGGCTATCCGCATCTTCTCAATCTTCTAATGCTAAAACATCTGTTGTCGTTCAGTCGGAAGATGAGACTTCGGCAAAAGTTCAGTCGGCAATATCTACTCAGGCAAGCGTCAGTACCTCGCCATCTCAGGGCGGTGCGGTTACGGATGCTACCAACGGACTTGAAAAGCCTACGACAAGCGGAACTATTAACCCTAATCAACGCTATGCAGGGCGCAGGCGCAACGAGGTTACGGTAACGCTGAAAGGCGGAAAGCATCAGTTTGTGAGCCTGTCATGCGTCTGTGAGGTTGGCTCTGGCGGATGGGAAAACATCTACTGGCTTGTGAACTACGGACAGGGATTCAATACTTAATTAGGAATTAGGAAAGAGGAATTAGGAATTATCCTCCCAACCTACAACACCTACACCCCTTACAAAACCTACAAAACAATTAAAACATCAACAATATGCGAAAAATCAGAATCGGCAACGACATTCAAGTGTCGTGGGAAGTAAAGACAAACGGCGAAGCCGTAAGTCTTGAAGGCAGAACGCTGAAGCTATACGTCCGTTCCGCCTACCAGAAGCAAGAGATAACGAACTTCACAATATCGGGATGCGTGATAACATTCCTCTACCCTGCATCCATGCAGAAGAGCACTGGCTCTCGTGCCGTAATCCTCAACGATGCCACAACAGGCTCTCCCGAGAAAACCATCTGTGCCGACCAAGCCTTTACCCTTGTCGCCCATTCCTGCGAGGAGACAGACGATGATGTGGACTTCGAGGACTTTATGGTTAGCTTAGAGAGCAACGTCCTTGTCGGCATCCCCGGCATGAGTGCCTACGACCTTTGGCTGCTCGACGGCAACAAGGGAACGCTCGAAGACTACTACGCATGGCTACGGAAGCCTGCATCCGACTTTGTGGATTCCGTTTCCGAGGCAGAGAAACAGCGTGCCGAAGCCGAGGAAGCAAGAAAGAAAGCCGAGATTGCAAGGGAGGAACAGAACGAGGAGTGCAAGCATCAGACCGAACGAGCCAAGAATCAAGCCGACCACCCGAATGTTATTGGCGAGGATGGCTACTGGATGAAGTGGGACGAAACCACAGGCGAGTATGTGAGGACTGAATATTACAGCAAGGGAACGGTGGATTATCCTACCTTTGATGTTGACGAAGCTGATATGGTGCTGCAAGTGAGCATACAGGGCGGTGATGAGAACAGATTTTCCCTATCTGACGATGGGGAACTGACAATGAATGTTTAATTAAACTTATATACGTATATGGAAAAGAAAACAATCAATTTGGGACGTGTGGGATTTGCTCCCAAGGGCGCATATTCCCCCGAAGTTACCTACGGCAGGATGCACGTGGTAACCTACAAGAACACTACCTACTGGAGCAAGCAGGAGGACAACCTTAACCATGAGCCGAACGGAGAAACGGAATGGTGGGGAGTTCTCGTTGACGGACAGGCGGCTTATAATGGAGCTAACGACGCTGTCAAGGCAACGGAGAGGGCAAATACTGCCGCCGAGAAGGCTGATGCCGCTACGGAAAAGGCTAATTCCGCTACGTCTAAAGCCGTTGTCGCTACCGACACGGTTAACGCTGCCGTTACCAATGCCAATGACGCTACCGCCAAGGCTAAGAAAGCCACAGAGGTATGCGAGGCTATCGTACCTGTTGAAGATGCACGTGTCAAAGCGGAATCCTCACGTGCCGAAGCAGAGAGCAGCCGTGTTTCTGCCGAGCAGTCAAGAGCCACTGCCGAGCAGTCAAGGGGCGAAGCCGAAAGTCAGCGCACTGCCGCCGAAGCCAAGCGCAACACCGATGAGCTATCACGTCAGTCTAACGAAACGGACAGGAAAGAAGCGGAAGCGGCAAGAGTCGAAACCGAGCAGTCAAGGGTGGATGCCGAGCAGAGCCGTGTGGCTGCCGAGAAACAGCGTGAAGCCACTCTTGCCAAGACCAAGGCGGATTGTGATGCCGCGACCCAAAAGGCTACCGATGCTGCAAATGAAGCCACTCTTGCCAAGACCAAGGCGGAGGACGCAACGGATAACTGCAATACAGCGACAGCAGGAGCGGAGAAGGTTGATGCAAGGCTCGATGGTAACGTCTTGACCGTTACTCGCAGAACAGGAGAGGAACAGAGCGTCAATCTTACTGACAGCGATGAGCATATCACCGTAAACTGCTCTACCAATGTGGAAGGGAAAAGCGTTGAAGGACTCGTTTTGAATGTGTATGTTAATAACGGCAGCACCCCCCATCAATATACTACCGACAGCAACGGACAGACTTCTTTTTCCGTTGAGAAAGGCGCAACTTACAGAATAGTTCTGCCGTATATCGAGGGATGTGCCGCTCCCGACCCTATTCAGCATATCGCAGCCGTGGGCAGCAGAATTATAGATGTTGCCTACGTTGACGAAGCGGAAGTTTTTGAAACCCTCACCATTAAGGTTAACAAGGCTGGAGATGACGATGTATATTCAGCATGGGAAGGCTTTACCGTACATGTTACCGTGGGCGGAGAAACTACCGACCACACTACTGACAGTAACGGTAAGGTGGAACTGAAGTTTAAAATCGGAACGTCATATACAATTAACGTTGACAAGATTGAGGGTATGTGGGAAGCGATGGACAGATATTCCGTTACAAGAACAGCGGCGGCAAGTTCCTACCGCATTAATCTGTCTTTCCATACTTACGAGAGCGGTATCTGGCTGATTGACGACGAGGATAAGCAATATACTTATGACGAATGGGATGCGAGTGGCAAGAGCTCCGACCATCTTGTGTTTATCCGCATCGCCACGATGGAGACGCAGAAGTATAGCGGAGATATTCTAATCAGTATTGACAAGATGAGCGACTTTGCAAAGGTTTCAGCCTCTAAGCAGTGGGCATCTCAGAATGTTGAGTTCAAGAATATTCCGCTTGATGGAAACAATAAGAACTACGCAAACTGGGGAAGGTTCGCTTATAACGGTTTGCTCGCCACACAGACCATTATCGCCGAGGGCGACGAAAGGAGCATCGAAACCCCTGCTTGCGACTGGTGCTACAATTTCGAGGTGGAAAGCAACGGCAAGACTTATAAAGGCTACCTGCCGACGCTTTATCAGCGAAAAATCTTCATTGCCAACATTGACATGATTATGGAAGGACTGGTAATGAAATATCCAGATATGGGCAGCGGTAAGTCCTCATTCCTGACGAATTGGTGGACATCAACCCAGTTCAACGCCTACTTCAGTTGGTATTGTGGTGGTTCGACGACGTCGTACTACAGCAAGGCCGACGGCAGCACGGCGATTCCGTTCTTCGCTTGTCTCTCCACCTCTCCATCTCTCCTTCTCTCTTCGGGCAGCAAGGATGTGAGCAGCAATGTGGTAGCGTAATAGAGTTAGATAACGTAAGTAATTAATCAATTAAAAATGGCATATTCTGAGACCCTTGAGATATATAAGGAAATTCACGCACTCTGCAAGCTATTATTAAGCTACAGCCGCAATGTCAATAAGCTAATTCGCTACGGACAATATGGCGTAGCTATCGACAAGGCTTGTGCGGCTCTTGATTTGGTAAGGCGCATTAACAGCGACTTTACGGATAGAGAGCGAAACATGCGTGAACTCCTTCTTCTTCTGTCGGAAGTCAGAAGCCGTATCACCCTCTTTGCCGAAACGCAATACATCAGCGTTAAGGAAGCCACAAATCTATCCTATCAGTTGGATAAGGCGATGAAGACGGGAGCGGGCTGGCTGAAAGCAGAGAGAAATCGCAAGAGGCGAGAGTTGTGAAGCTATGGCAACACGAGAGAGCCGTCGCCATGGAGCGACAAGGAGTATCCGCTTTCAGCCATCGGAAGGTGGAGAAGCTAAGAATAAGACAGTGATACTGAGAACCCAGAACAACGCCAACAACAGTTGGTATTGTGGTGGTTCGACGACGTCGAACAACAACAAGACCAACGGCAACACGGCGATTCCGTTCTTCGCTCATCCCTTAGCGGCTACGGTCTTAGAATATGCTTATATAATGACAGAATATATTACCATAGAAGAGGTAGATGCAGGGTACAGAGACTGTTGCAGGAGGAAAAGAGGAACCGAAGGATGTGTAGAATATTCACAGAATTACCTGCTGAATAATCTCCAGCTATATAAGGAACTTAATGATATGACCTACGAAATCGGTCAAAGTAGGGCTTTTATCGTTACACGACCGAAATTAAGGGAAGTGTTCTGTGCTCAGTTTCGCGATAGAGTGGTTCATCATATTCTCGCTCTGAAGTTTCTTCCCTTACTGGAATCCGAGATGCCCGACTGCGCCTACGCTTGCCGTAAGGGCAAGGGGACGGACTACGGCATCAACGATATACGGCAGAAGATAGAGAAGATAAGTTGCGGTTACACAAAAGAAACATGGATTGTCAAAGGTGATTTAAAAAGTTTCTTCATGAGTATAGACCGTAATCTTCTATATTCCATACTGGAAAGGACGATAAGAGCCAAATACCATGGCGAAGATATAGAATGGTGGCTATGGCTATGGCGTAAAGTTGTTCTTAATTCTCCCGAAAGAAATTGTGTGAGGACAGGGGACGTAAGTCTGTGGAATAGACTACCGAAGAATAAATCTCTGTTTACCTCCAACGGTAAAGGTATGCCGATAGGCAATCTCCCCAGTCAGATGCTTGCCAACCTGCTAATGTCTTCGTTTGACAAGTGGGTAATGGAACGTATCGGGTACGGCTACGGTAGGTATGTTGATGACTTCGCAATGATAAGCAACGACAAAAATCTATTGCTTAAAACATATCATGACGCAAGAAGTTATCTGAAAGACAACCTGAAACTAACATTACATCCCGATAAGGTTTATATTCAGGAAGCAAGTAAGGGTGTAAAAATGACGGGAGCTGTGATAAAACCGGGTAGGGTGTATGCAGGTAACAATACTGTAGACCATCTATTTAATATTATAGCCAAGTGGAATAGTGAGAATATTCTCGACAATGAGCGTATTGAATATTACGTTAAGAGAATTAATTCTTTATTCGGACATCTCGCAAATCGCGACAGCTATGCTATACGCTATAAAGCGTGGAACGCTATCTCTTATAAGGGTAATATATATTGTGTTAACATGAAGAAAATAAAACAATTTAAAAATAAACAATAATGGATAAGAAAATTTCATTTGTCAGCACGTTTATTCCTGCTGACAGCTACAAGGAGAAGGAAGAGTTCGGCAATACGGTGATACTTCGTTTTGATGCTAAATTGAGTGAAGATAAGCAGTCTTACGAATGTGTAGAATGTTCGTATTCAAACGATGTAACATCAGAGGAAGATGCACGCAAGGCGTATGAAGAGTACAAGACCAAGATTGCGTCTATCCGCCTACGACAGGCTAAAAGAGAAAAGCTAAAAGCCATATCGGAGTATGACACAAGCGACAAGGTTAACGGCTTCTCCCTCAACGGCGCAGTCGTTTGGCTTGACAAGGCAACACGTGTCGGACTGATGAACTCCACGACCATCGCTAAGGCGGCAGGGAACAAAACCACGACCCTGTGGCTCGGAGAGATGAAACTGGAGGTAGACTGCGACAAGGCTATTCAGTTATTGTCCGCCCTCGAGATGTACGCTCTACAGTGCTTCAATGTAACGGCGGCACACAAGGCGGAAGTCAGCGATATGACAGACGTAGACAAAGTGCTCGCCTATGACGTTACGGCAGGCTATCCAGCACAGCTAAAGATGGAGGTATAGCGATATGGAGATGATGACATTAGCATCCCTCTGCATCATGGTTGGCTATCTGCTTGCGATGGCTAAGAAGTACGGCAGACAGGAGGTAATCTCGGAGTATGCCTACAAGGGCGGTGCATGGCTGTTCAGCCTTAGCGTCGGCTTGTCGGCAGCTCTCCTTATGCCACCGATGATAGAGCGAGCTCCTGAAGATTTTCAGTTCCTCGGTTTCCTCGCTCCTGCGGCACTGCTCTTTGTCGCTGCTGCACCTCACTATAAAGGCGAGGACAGCAAGGTACACAAATGGGCAGCTGGTCTTGCTGCGGTATTCTGCGTATTGTGGGGACTGGTTACGATGCCGGGTATTCCTGTGATGCTCGCTCTCATCTACGCTCTCGTCTACCCGATAGACGACAAGGGGCGGTGGATAAATGCGGAGGTCTTCGGGCTTGCTATACCCTACATCATTTTGTTGAATTAGGAATTAGGAAAGAGGAATTAGGAATTAATTTGGTGAAATTATGAATAAGACGAAACGAAACATACTGGGCATGGCGGTGTATTTTCTCATCGCCGTGCTTTTCGGGGGCGGAATAGCCCTCTTGGCAATGATAATCCACGAGGACAACGACAGATGCCACTACAATTCGGGTAAGTTCGAGAAGTGGGATTTGGTGAGAGGATGTATCGCGGTGGGGCTGGGAACGGCTCTCGGGTATTGGCTGAAAGGAGGTGGGGAATGGTAAAGAACTCGATAGCTACATCCTCGGGTAAGGCTGCAATCATTACCACTATGGGCGGTGAAGCCTTGACAGCTTTGTATGATTTAAGGTGGATGCTCGTCTTCATCGTGGTGCTGATATGCGCCGACTTTTGGTTCGGTGTCAGCGAGAGCATCAAGAAGCGGGAGCACTTCCGCTTTTCCCGTGCCGGGCGCAGAACCTGCAACAAGGCGGTAGATTACCTCACGTACCTGCTTGTGGGTGCACTCCTCGGAATGGCAATCTTCGAGCCTCTCGGCTGGACAGACCACGTAACTACGGCAGCCGTCGGACTGGGCTTCGGCTGCATCTGGGAGATAGACAGCATCGTGGGACACGTGTGCGCCCTTCACGGAATAACAAACCGCTTCAGCGTCAAACGCTTCATCATCTCGCTAATCAAAAAGAAGAACAACGATGTGGGCGAAGCACTGGAGGATGCGATGGAAGAAAAGTAAATTCAAGTAAAGAGGAAACAGCGTTCTTTGACTTATTGGAATACCGCTAAAAGTTAAAAATTTGCACCATAATGAAAATATACGTAACTTTGCAGCGAGAGAAATCAAATTCACCATTAATACTGTAAATTTATGAAAACGAATGCACTTTCTGTTGCCAACTACTTTATTGATTTGGCGCAAAAAGAGGGGGAATCTATACAGTTACTTGGACTTGTTAAGCGTGTGTATATTGCACATGGTTTTGCTTTAGCTTTGTTGGAACATGGATTGCTTGACCCACGTTTTGATAAAGTAGAAGCATGGAAGTATGGACCTGTAATCCCGTCTGTATACCATTCATTCAAACAATATAAAGCTAATCCTATCAGGGAGAAATCGGTAATTTTGGAGTTGGACAAAAATGGACTACCGACATTCCCAACCCCAACTCTTGAAAACAAAGATGAAAAGGCTATCGTAGAGATGGTATGGAAACGCTATAAGTCATTTAGTGGAGGGGAGCTTGTAGATTTAACCCATGAGAAGGGCACGCCCTGGCAATTATGCTTTAAACCTGGGGAGAATATAGAAATCCCCGATGAATTAACTAAGGCTTATTACAGCAGGGTTGTAAATATAGCAAAGAAAAGACATGGACAGACAAATTCTTGAATTATTGTCTGCCGAAGGGAAACATGCAGACAAAGTGGAAGAGAAGCAAGCCGCCTTTCAAGATGAGGCAGACAAGATAGCTTTGATCCAACAAAGAATAGATATAGAAAAACTGAGGGAAGAGGTCGAGAGCTTGAAGCAAGACAGACGACAAAGAAAATATTTAAGCTATGCCTTATTCCTTTTCATGTGTGTTTACATGGCGGCGGCTTTAGTTGTTGTTTTCTTGTGTGGATTCTCTGTCATGTATCTAAGTGATACAGTATTAGGAATTTTACTAACCACAACATTGGCAGATGTAATTGGCATATTTAGTTTTGTTGCAAAATATTTATATCACAACAAATAAATCAGAGTTTCGCGAAATGAAGAAGATTGATAAAAAGAAGAAATAGAAGAAACAAATCCCTGTCATATTGAAAGGCTACGTGTCTTGTAGCTCACTCGTGTAGATATGCAAGGACAGATGATTTGCTAACATGGTCAAATTCGACCACTCCAAGCGGTATTCCACAAGTCGGAGTACCGCTTTTATTGTATAACAAATAAAGTAAGACAGACGATGAAATCAAGCAACACTCTAATAGAGAAGATTAAGGAATTTGAGGGCTACAAGGCAAAAGCCTACAAGTGCCCTGCCGGGGTATGGACGTGCGGACACGGACACACCAAGGGAGTAACCGCCACAACCACCTGCACCAAAGCGGCAGCAGAGGAATGGCTACGACAAGACCTCGCCCCGATAGAACGCTACCTAAGCGGAACGGAGGGCATAGACAATCAGTTTAAGTTCGATGCCTGCGTGGACTTCTGCTTTAACCTCGGAATGGGGAACTTCAGCGGCTCCACGCTGCGCAAGAAAATCCTCGCTCACGCTCCCGAAAAGGAGATAAGGGCAGAGTTCATGCGATGGGTCTACGGCGGAGGGAAACGTCTGCCGGGACTGGTGAAGAGAAGGACGTGGGAGGCGGAGAGGTTTTTCGGGGAATAATAAAGCAATTTTACAGAAAAAAATAGAAAACAAGGCTAAAAATAATTGCAAAACATTTGGCAAAAGGTAGAAAAATCACTACCTTTGCAGTGTCAAACAAATAAAACATAAATAACAATGAAGTACACAGAATTTCACAGAAGAATCAAGGCTAAGGGTTGGAAATTCGACCACGCCGAAGGCTCACACTATTTTTACAAAAAAGGAGACAAGCTCTCGCCGCCCGTTCCTTTTCACGGAGCAAAAGAAGTTCCAGAGCCCCTACGTCGGAGCATAGCGCGAGCGATGGGAATTTAACAGATAAAGGACGGAAGGGGACGTTTTCCCCTCCTCCTTATAACAATAAACAAAGATAATATATAAGATTATGGCAAACGAAATTATAATGCTTATTTCGGCAAGTGCCGACGGCTTCGGCGCAAGCTCTGAGAATTGTTCTGGCATTTGGGCTGCAGGTGATACAGTGGAAGCTTGCAAGGCAGACACCGTACAAGCCATCGAATTAATAAAAAAGAATATGCCACGCGAGGACTGGCCCGCCCCCCTGAAAGGAGGCGACTTTACGATAACATGGCGATATGATACAGAAAGTTTTTTGTATTACTTCGGCAGTTTTATTTCGTTGGCTGGCATGGAGCGTATCACGGGCATAAATCAAAAACTGCTTTGGGCATACATGCACGGACGCAAGAAGCCACGCCAGTCGCAGAAAGAAAAAATAACAAACGCCCTCCACAGTTTTGCCCATGACTTGGCGGCAGCTACCATACTTTAGGTTAGTTTTATTTGTTTGACAGCTTAGGAAATTAGCCGAAGTTATCCCGACAAAGTTTTCGCTCTGTCGGGAATTTTTATGTATTTTGCTTAAAATCTCACTTCATCCCCTCAAACGCATCGATAACCGTATCGCTGAGAATCCTGGCATACGTCTGCTCCGTCGTCTTGATGGAAGAATGTCCCAGCACCTTCGATACAACCTCCATTCTAACTCCATGGTTCAGCAGATACATCCCGCACGTCCTTCTCCCCCAGTGCGACGCTATCGGCTTGTCAATCCCGGCAGCATCCGCCACCACCTTTAACCTCAGATTATACTGTTCGTTGCTGATCTTCGGCAGAGCATACCCGTAACGCTCCAGAATATCCAGCGCCTTATCCGTCAGCACCACCATAAACTCCATGCCAGTCTTCCGCCTGCAGCCCCTCAATACCATGCGCCCGCGTTCCTCGTCCACACGCCGCCAGTCAAAATCCATCAAGTCAGAATAAGCCAGCCCCGTATAACACTGCATCAAAAACAAGTCCCTTACCCTCCCGATACTCTCCGTCGGCATCGTAGCCATCTCAATCCTCCTCAGCTCCGAATCAGTAAGAAACCTCTCCCCGCTGCTCTTCCCCTTATCCAGCTTCACACCGAAATAGGGGTTTCTCCTCGCCAGTCCCAGCATTACCGCATCCGCCACGTAATGTTTCAGGAACTTGTGGTAACTGTACACCGTTGTCTGCCTGTTCCCCTTGCTCTTCAGGAAATCATCAAACTTCATGACGTTCACCCTCGTCAAGTCGCCGAACCCGGAGATACATCCGAACTCCCTCAACACCGGCACCAGCTTCCGTTGCGTCTTCCGTGTCGTCTCCCTGATATCCTTCCGTGTCTCGATCCTCTCTTCCACCCAGTCGATAAACGACACATTCTCACTCTTTCCCTCCTTTCTCCTTATCCATTCGCCGAAGAGGCCGAAGTCAAAAACCTCCCCCTTCATCTGTCTCTCGGCAATATATCCGTCCACCTGTTTCTTCACGGCAGCCACCCGTGCGTTCAGTTCCTCCGCCTCCATCGAGTTCACCACGCCACCGTGCGCCAGCGACCACTGGTCCCTGTACACCTTTACTCCGGTAGACAGATATTTCTTCCTGCCGTTCATCTGCACCTCAACCTGCACCAGAGCTGTCTTCTGTTTCGTCGCCGTCTTTTTGCGGTCAAACACCACTCTCACCAAAGGATACTTAATCATACTTTCTCTCTCCTCTAAAATTAAAAGATTACACAATAAAATCCGTTTCCGGAGCACTGACGAAAGAATAAAAAAGCGGTAGAATGTTCAGTATAAAAGCGGTAGAATTAAAATCTTGAAAAATCTCGAAAACTCTCAAAAAAATCTCATTTTTCAGTTTCTTTTTTCTCCCAATTCCAATCCTTTCCTTATTCCCGATAGCCCTTAACTCTCTGGCTATCAACAAAAAAAGGATACTCAACGAGTATCCTTTCCTGTGATTCCGCAGGTAATACTCTTGTGTTGAGGCTTTGTCCTTTAATGCTTTTAGTGCCAATATTTTATAACAACAGTGTTAGTGCCTTATTTGGCAAAAAGATTAGAGAGAGGAATGAGAGTAGAATGGGATTGCCTACTTAACATATATTCTACCTTGCTTTATATAAGAACTCTGACGCTTTCCGTTGTCTTTCGTTTTCTTTTTATTTAATGTTCTGGTGGCAAAGGTATATAAAATAAGGAAACAGACAAAAGAATTTGAGGGAATTTTGGAGAATGACTATAAAAACGTATTAAATGCTTGTACAATACTAATATTTGTGGGACTTTTACATATTAGGCAGGCTTATTTACTGGTCTTGTTAACGAAAGACATATGTGTCTACGGATGCGAAGCTCCGGTAACAAGTCCCGGGGCTTTTATATATATTAAGATTATAGAAAAAATAAGTAAATAACAAAAAAGTTAGCAAAAGATTTGCTTGCCGTTAACTTTTTTGTTACCTTTGCATTGTCTTAAACAAGACAATAGCTCTTTTAAATCATGAAACATTCAGAATTGATTAGAGCCTTGATTAGGGCGGGATGCCTAATCAAACGGCATGGTGCTTCGCATGACTTCTGGATAAATCCTAAGACGGGTGGACAGACAGTTGTACCGAGACACGGAAGCAAGGAAATCAAAGAGAACACAAAACGTGCTATCTTTAAGGACCTCAAAATTGATTGACAATGGAGTTGCCCGGAAAATCCCGAGCGACTTCATTTTCTGAATGAAAGCACGGATTGGAAGAGCTTTATTTATGAACTTTACAAGAGGGAAAGAATATGATTAAAGTTATTGCTAATGTTGAAAGAGAACCGGGTGAAAAGAATTTCTCGTGCCACATGAATGTTGAGACTCTAAATACTGGTGTTTGGGGGACAGGAACGTCGGCAAAGGCTGCCATGGATGATATGATGTGTGGATGGAGCGACGTAGAAGACGAATTAAAAGAGGAGGGGAGAGAAATTCCTGTCCTTGATATAGAGTACAGATTTGATGTCGGTGCGCTTTTCAACTATTACGATTTTCTCAATATTACAGGAGTGGCAAAAGAGATTGGAGTAAACCCGTCTGTTATGCGGCAATATGCAATAGGTATCCGTAAGCCGAGCGAAGAACGAAAGGCAAAGATTCTTCATGGCTTTACGAAACTTGCTGACAAAATTAAAAATGCCGCTTTGTGTTGATTATGTTTCATGATTAAGATACATAATTTTAAAGAGCTATTCCGAGCCGCTTGCACGGGAGTGTGGGCGACTCTTTTGTTTTGACTCTGTTTTTGTTCCTTACAAAAATTTTTCAAAATATAACAATAAAGTTACTAAAATATTTGGATAATTGTAACTTTATTGTTACTTTTGCATTGTCGGAAGGACAAAGTGATCTGTTAAGTATTGAGACATGAAGTACAACGAATTGTACAAGAAACTGAGAAAAGCGGGATGCTTGCAGTTTCAACACGGAAAGAGGCACGACATCTGGAAGAATCCGGTAAACGGAAATTTCGTTGCCGTGCCAAGACACGGAACTGAAGAAGTGCCAATCGGCACTCTGAGGTCTATCTATCGGAAGCTCGGGCTATAGCCCGGGTTTCTTTTCCGGCACAAGTCTTGTGCTTTTCAGATTACTTTTTTAAAGAGTTATATTATGGCAAGAATTATAGATGTTATTGTGGAAAGCGACAAAAACGGCTTTTCATGTTTTATGACCGGAGCCGACGATTTGAAGTTCGGGATTGTGGGCGACGGGAAGACGGCACGTGAGGCGATGGAGGATTTCCGCGATGCATACCGTGAAATGAGAGAGGAAGAAGAAAGCCACGGAGAAACTCTGCCGGATATTGATTTTAACTTTATATTCGATGTCGGAGCTTTTTTTGACTACTATCCAATAAATGTAACTTCATTTGCCAAATATATAGGAATGAACCCGTCTTTGCTGAGACAATATGTATCCGGGGTGCGTTCACCAAAGGGAAAAAGCCTGAACAAGATACGCGAAGGTATCTCAATATTGACAAAGGATATTGCAGCTGGGCATCTGATAGACAGACCAGTTTTACAATACGTATAACAGATCGCTTTTGAGCCGCTTGCACGGGAGTGTGGGCGGTTCTTTTTGTAGTCTTAATTTCCGGGAGCATTTAAAAGACCTGGCACGGCTAAATGCCGGGGCAAGCGTGATAAAAAGTGAGCTATAAAGAAACATATAACAAATTAGGCAAGAAACGGGCGGTGTTTCTTGCCTAATTCTATTTAACATAATTGTTATTAGTTGCTATTTGTTACTATTTATTACTATTTATTACTACTGCTGGCGGTTCATCAGCAGGGAGATGAGACGCTCCTTCTCGTATATTATTTGCTTTTGGTCTTCCACTTTCTGTTTGAGCAGCTCCACCTCTTTATATAATTCGGCGGAAGTAGACACACGGCTGTTTACTGCGGCAACAGCTTGTGTTCCAGAGGCTATTGCCGTGCCCGTTGGAGTTGAAGAGTAGAAAAAAGTAGGGGGGATGTTGAGAACTTCGGCAATACGTTCGATGGTTCCGGAGCGGACATCTTTAGCCATAAAAACAGATGCTAATGTCTGTGGCGTGACTTCCATAAGTCTTGCAAGTTGGGCTTGGCTTATATCCAAGGTCTTAACTTTACTTTTAAGGGTTTTTCCGTCCATAAGGAAGATTTTTATTTAATATGTGTTAAAATTAGGGCTTTTATTAGGCATTTTCTGTATTAGTTAAAGAATATGCCTTATATTTGCACCCGAAAAAGATATTTATCAGTCATTTATTAAAATGATTGATTTGCAAAGATAATAACAATTATGTTAAATTCAAAGCAAAAGATGATAGAAAAAAACATTGTTAAAATCGAACCGGTAAAGAAAACCCGGATTGACATCAAGGAGACGCTGATGAAAATTCCGCTGGGGAAGACGGCTCATTTCTACTGCCGCGAGCTGGGCAACCTGACACTCGTGAGACAGCACTGCTCGATGCTGAAGAAGAAAGGGGCGGTGTTCAATATCGAGCTGAAGGACTTCGGAGTGGAATACTACATCACGAGAATGAAATGATGCGCAGACGTCATTTCCACAGTCAGAGGGGAAATAATCCGTAACATAAGAGAGAAAGGAAATAATCATGGAGAGAGAAAAGAGAACAAAAAAGTTGAGATTTACCGACGGCGAGGCTGTAAGATGCAGCACTCTTGCAGGTATGGCTTTCGTGTCGCTGTTGCTGATATGTTGCGCTCCGGCAGAAGACAGCTGGAGGGCGACGGCAGAGGGCACGGCTGTTTGGGCGGTAGCCTTCATGCTGATGTATGCTGCGCTGAGACTGTTGAGAAAGTGGAGAAAGAACGGGCAGATGCCAATGACGGACTGCATGATAAAGAGTGTGGAGGAATAGAGTCATGACAGAGAAGAGGAAATACACGGCTACTGCCGAGATAAGACTTACGGCTACCCAGGTGGAAAGGATTGCCGAGAAGGTGAAGGAGGGAATTATCCAGTATATGGAGAAAACAGAACCCGAAGTTGACAAGTTCATGAGTTATGCTGAGGCTGCCGAATTCTTAGGTTGCGCAAGAAACACGTTGTACAAGAAGGTGGGTAATAACGAAATACCTTATGTTATTGTAGGTAAAAAGAAGAAATTCCTACGGAAACAACTTATAGAAATTGTACGCAGACAGAGCCAAACGGCCGTCTGAACTGGAATGAAAGGAGCAAAGAAACTGATGAGAGAGAGGAAAGCGGTCTTTGAATGTTCGGGAGGAAAAGCTAATCCCGACGAGTATCCTTTAAAAGGAACCTGAAAAAAGAGGGAGAGAGAAGCCTTCGGCATGACGTTGGAAGCGGTTAGAATAAGGCACCTGCAGAGAATGATTAAAAAGCGTAGGATTTGCGGATGCACGAAACTTAGGACGTGCCGGAGATTCTCTTCTCCTTATCTGAACACACTTCCTTAAAGGAGGAATGAGGAGTTAAGAGTTACAGCTAAAGCTAAATAAGGGGCAAGCAGCCACAGGGAAGACCCCATCCCCGATAAATCTACACCCGTCTGCACTGGATAGTCGGACGGAACGCTCAGGAATTTTGGCGGTGGCTGCTTATTTGGTGAAGCCCGACACGGGGAACAGGTAGAGCGTGTCATGAACATGGTGTCGGCAGACATAAATGGTCTGTTGCGTATTGGGATCTCGGAGCGAGGCGGTTCGATTCCGCCCTTCACCACGACTTATATTTATCATCATAAGTTGGTTAATATTGATAAATTCTCGACATCGCGGTACGTGAGTATAGCGGTGTACTTGCCGAGCCTTCTGCGGGCAACAGGTAAAGCGCAGAGGACGCAACACACCCTTAACGGGGCTTTCGACGTGTAGGAAACGAGGAGGTTCAAGTCCTCCAGTCGGCACACTCTATTTTTCATACATATTATTAATTGTTTACTCTCCGGTTCATGAGAATAGAAGAGCTTTCAAGGAGCGGTGCTGCCGCCGCATGGCAAGGGGCAGATGAACTATGACAAGCCGCAAGAGAACGAGCGGTTCGGACTGGAAATTCGCACACGAGTGGGTTCGAATCCCACAGCTCCACAGAATAAAAAATGCTTTCATATAGATTAGTTTATAGTCATGATTGTTATTCAGGATAACAAGCCTGGAACCAGGCGAGGCTCCAGGTCATGAGACAAAAATGTTTTATTAAAATATTATTTAATGTTATTTTGTATTAAAATCCTTCCGTATGCAAATCTGTGAAGACAAGCATACTTTTCATGAACCGGGCAGCAAGCACGGAAACAGAAAGGGACTACGGCGTTCAGCATAGTTATAATGTTTTATATAAGATTTCTACCATAGACGCATCGCCATGTGAAAAAGGTGTTTCATACCAAGCCGTATTCCTACCTGTCGGAGGTTCGACTCCTCCGCTGCCCACAGAAAAAATGAAAGATTGAAAGGCTGAAGGAACGGGAAAGATTCATCAGCCCCGACATATTCTTTCAAGACAGAATTTTATAAACAACAATAACGAGAGAGAAATGACAAACAAAGAAAAAATGACCCTACAGCGGCTGAAGGAGATTTATTTCCCTCCAGGAGTGCGAAGAAAACCTCAGGAAGAGGAGCATCTGATGCAGTGTGCCTGCGTGAGATGGTTCCGCTACAGCCATCCCGACATGGCGGAGCTGCTCTTTGCCGTACCCAACGGTGGGCGGCGCGACAAGGTTTCCGGAGCAAAGCTGAAGATGGAGGGAGTTATCGCCGGAGTAAGCGACATGCTCCTTCTCCTTCCAAACAAAAAGAGCCACGGCTTGTGTATAGAGATGAAGACCCCGGCAGGTCGCCAGTCGGAAAGCCAGAAGCTTTGGCAGTTCAGTGTTGAGGCTGTAGGCTATCAGTATAGCGTATGTCGGTCTGTAGAAGACTTCATAGAAACAGTAGAGGAATATCTGAGGAATTAGGAAAGAGGAATTAGGAAAGAGGAATTAGGAAAGAGGAATTAGGAAAGAGGAATTATATCCTTTCTCACCCCTACAAAACCTACAAAACCTACAAAACCTACAAAACCTACCTCACCTACAAAACTTATAAAACAATGAGAGAAAAGAAATCAAACCATCTACCGCGCGGCAAGATCCGCGTCAATCCAGGCGGGAGGACTGCTGTATGAGCAAGTTCATTTTCAATACGGAGTGGACGGACTTACTGCAGGGTTGTCGTGAGTGGGTTAGGCTGGAGGTGTACGAAGGCATCATCGAGTATGTGCGTACAGGGACACCGCCCAAGCTTAGGACTCAGGCAGGTGCGGTATTAAGGTGCATAATCCGTGAGATGGATAGAGACGGACTCCTCCTCACCGCCGACGACACTACAAGTCCGGTAGCCGACATCCCCGAAGGGACAGAGCATTTGCCTTTACATACTGCAACAGGTGCGGAATGCGGGGGAGTGCATCCCAAAGGGAAGGAAACAGCCGATGAAGCGCCTCGCGCGCGTAATAATAGTCTTATAGCTTATAGTATAGATAATAAAAAGAAAAAAAACAAGCAAAAAAAAGATTTTGCCGTTTCGTCCGTTCCTGACTCACTGTTTTTGAAGTTTTATTCTCTTTATGGGAAGGATATCGACAAGTCGAAAGTTTGGAGCAAGTGGCAACGGCTGACGGAGGAAGAAAAGAAGAAGATCATGGACTACGTGCCGCTCTACGTGGCGGCAACTCCCGACAAGCGATTCCGGCGCGCCCCCCTGACGTTTCTCGAAAAGCGGACGTGGGAGAACGAGCTGCCGCCTGTCGCCGCCCCGAAACCTGCCGACGCGGCAAAGGAACAGCGGCGAAAGTACGAGCAGCAGTGTATCTCCCGGAGCATAGCCGAAGCAAGCCGGCGTCCGCCCACAAAGGAGGAAGAACGCGAAAAGCGCCGCCAGCAGCTCCTGGGCTACGTCCGGGCGGTAAAGGAAAACCCGAAGTCGATAATGCGGGACATTCTCGTGAAAGTGAAGGAGAAGGGAGAACTCGACGAGCTGGGAATTGAGTGGAATCCGGAGGAAGATTGAAAGATTGAAATCTTCCCCTACAAAACCTACCGAACCTACCCCACCTACCGAACCTACCCCACCTACAAAACAAAAAAACAACAACAATATGAAACAACAAGAAAACCAGACCCCGTGGCAACAGATAAAGAGCGGCTGCGTGATGATAGTAAAAGGCATAGCCCGGATAATATGGGGCTTGCTGAGGCTTGTCGACGTCTTCGTGCGTCGGTATCCTTATGCCGTAGTGATAGTGTGCATCCTGATAACGGTGATAACGGCAGCCGTCTGCATCGGCAAGGCACGCTCGGAGCGAGACGTACTGAACAGGAAAAACTACCAGCTCCAGCAGAAGCTCGACACCGTGCTGATGATAGATGAGGCTAAACGCGAAAGCAAGTTCTATTATCATGGAGCTGAGACTTATAAGAGAAAGGAGGCGACAAAATGAGTGCAATAAAAATTACCGGCACGATGTCGCCTATGGAAATTACCCGAAGTATAATACGCCAGAAAGCGTGGAAACTGTATGAAGATTCCGACATGATCTTCGCCCAGGCATACTGCTACATCTGCATGCCCAACGATGCCGCTTCGCTCGCATTCGCCGACGCATACGAGCAACTGGTTCACTCAAGGTATTTCCGCCAGGAAACAAAAAAGTATGCTAATCTTACAAAGAAGATGATAGAGAGCTACGACCGCTGCATATACAACCACATGAAGAAACACGGCAAGGCATATATGTTCATGGACACATGCGACCGCTACAGCGAGCATATCCACAAGCATGTCTTCCTCCTTCGTATGGCGATAAAGAGAGAGCTCGACCGCAACAGAGAACCGGAATCGGAACTGGTAAGCTATCTTCTCACCTCGCTCAACATCATGCAGATGGCTGTAATGAACTGGGACGTATACTGGACCACGGTAGACAACTCCTGCGGCTACAGTCTCAAAAAAGATTTCTCCGGCGGCAACTTCTGCGAAATATTCAAGATATGGCGCAAAACCCTCGTCGCCCTCCCATTGGAAGTGAAAAGCCATACACTGGAGAACAGCGACGTAAGCATCGGTATAAAAGCCCTAATGACGAAACTTATAGACCCCGACATCATCAACGACGCAATAATGTCAGCAGAGGAACATACGGAAAGCTGAAAGAAAACTATAGGGATTTAGGAATCATGAATTAGGAAAGAGGAATTAGGAATGAGAAAAGTTATGGATCATATCCCCTCCCCCCCCTACTAAACCTACTAAACCTACAAAACCTACAAAACCCAAAATAACTATGGAATGGAATAATAAAAAACTTACAGACTCTGACATCGAAGATATTCTCAACGAATATCTCGAATGGCATAATCCGTCCGACCTTCTTGACATGTTGGAAGAGGGGGCTATGCTGGACAGAGACGACATAATGGAATATCTGGACAAAAGCACAGACGACATTATCGAAGACTACTTCGACAAAAATTTTGCATCAGATATACTCGACCGGTTGGATAAAGAAGACATTTACGACTATCTGGGAGAAGAAGCGATTTCCGAAATTTATAATACAAGAGTAATACGCATGAGTTTCGAGAGAATCGTAAAGTCCAAGACCAATCTTTTCCCAGACAAACAAACGGTAAAGAAAGTAATTAACGAATTAATTGAAGAATTATGGTAATATGAAAATACGACAAGCAAAGAAACTACCCCAGTGGAGCAGGCTTTTATCCAAGTCTCCCCCCTACCCCACCTACAAAACCTACCCCACCTACAACCCCTACAAAACTTACAATAAAAAAACAATAAAAAAAACAATGGAAAAAACAAACGGTGTAACATTAGAACAGGGCAATATAACTCTGAACGTAGTAATTGATGATGAAAATCTTTTTATCCAAGAAGAACTTCTTGTCGAGATAAAAGACGACGAGGGAAGAAAGAAAACAGAGCATATCTTAGAATCTCATGAGCATATTACCGGAGAAAACCTCCCTGACGGGAATGTGAAACTCACTCAGGTAATATGTTTACCTATCCACATGTTGAGAGAAGTCCTAAGACATCTACATTCTGACAATAACGGCAAATTTTACTTTGAAGCAGCAGAGAAAGGGAACGAGCATTAAATCATACGGCAGATGAAAAGAATGGCAAGAATTAAGGCAGCGTGGAAGGTGCTGACAAGTAAGTATGCAATAGTCCACGCGAATAATGCAGATGTAGGCTATCTATTGATTGACGCAATACTTCTTGACGCGGCAGAACTCCTTCATAGAGGGATAATGACAACGGAACGCTTTCAGATGATAGGCTCCGTTCTCGCCGACCGAAGCGTGATACTACAGAGCATGCACAGGCAGAAAGACGGCAAGACCGTACCCACGGTAATCTACGACTGCGAGAGCGAGGAAGACTTCAGCGAACTTAAAGAACAGGAGATTGAATGATGAAAGGAAACGACAATGTCTGCAAGATGAAAGGATGAGGCTTCCGCCGCAACGTCTCCCGTCAAGCTCCGGAACCGCCCCGAGTCTCCTTCGGAACCGTCCCGGAGCCCGACGGGAACCGTACAAATTTATTATTACAAAACCCTACAACCCCTACCCCACCTACAACCCCTACAAAACTTACCCCACCTACAACCCCTACAAAACAATGATTAATGAAAACAATAATAGTATCCTGGAAGAAAGCAATCTCGACAACCGTGAGAGAGAAGATAAAGCAACGGTTCAAGATAACCGGGATAACAGTAAACAAAGAGAGCCGCCTTACGCTGAAAGAGGAAGACATGGAAGACTTCCGCGAAACAGTAAGGAAAGGCTACCTAACGCCAGTAAACAAAGTCTTACTCCATCCGAGAGAAAAAAGAAACGTTCAGAGAGAATATCCGAAGGAATGAAACGTTTCTACAGAAAGGAAAGATTCAGAATACTCTCAGGAGAGAAACCCCAATCCAAGCTCCTTTCCCCGTTCCCCGAGAAGATGAGAAAATACATGTCAGACTTATGCTACAAAAAAGGTTACTTCCATATCGGCAAGCTCCACGACGGTATTCTCTATTACGACAGCGAGACCCGCCGCTGCAGGGAATCCGAGGAGAACGGAGCAAGACGTTACGGCATTAAGTTCGTGGAGGCGGAAGAAAATGACACCTACCCTAACACCCACCCTAACACCCACCATAGCCCTCCCGAAGGGAGGGAATGAGATTACTACATAGTTCTCTCAGAACTCCCAGTTCTCCCAACGGTCAGTCCTCAGTTCTCTCAATAATCAGTTCTCACAAAACTCCCACAAAAAACAAAAAACAATGGCAAAGTCAGAAACCTACAACAAACTCATCCACACTCGGCGCTGGCTCATGCTGCGCCGGCGCAAGCTCACGGAGAATCCTCTCTGCGAGCGTTGCCTCGAAGAAGGCAGATACGTTCAGGCAACCGAGGTTCACCACGTCATGCCCGTCGAGGATGCCCTCTCCCCGTGGGGACAAAAGCAGCTCATGTACGATTTTCACAACCTTCAGTCCCTCTGCCACCATTGTCATGTTGCCGTGCATACCGAGATGGGACGGAGCGGCAAACAACAGAACCGTCGCAAGACGGAACGACAGAAGCAAGACTTCAGAAAGAGGTTCATGCAAGGTGAAGTCTCATCCTCCCTTACAGAACCTACAGAACCTACAACACCTACAGAACCTACAACACCTACAAC